AAAAATGCGGTGCTGCCGTACCTGTCAGACCTGATGCGTAAGAATAACGTATACAGTCACATCGTGGATTTGACTCACGGCAACAGAAAGAAAGCGGATAGAATCATTTGGTCGTTGCAAGGGCGCTTCGAGCATGGGAGAATCGTCCTGAACAGCGAAGAGGATTGGGACACGTTTGTGGACCAACTGCTTTTGTTCCCGTCGCAGGGCGTCCATGACGATTTGCCGGATGCGCTGTCGTACATCGACCAGTTGGCTGTCACCAGCTACTTTGAGGACGCAGACGACGAAGATTGGCAGCCGATGGATGTAATATCGGGGGTATAGCCACCGACATAGGGGTCAAAAATGGATCAAAACGAGTTTTACGAGCCGACAGACAACGACAAGGAGCTGACGGCTTTCGTCGTTGACCATTGCGACCGCTGGCGCGACTACCGCAACACCAACTTTCTGGACGATTACCTCGAATACGAGCGTATTTTCAGGGGTGAGTGGGCGGCGGAAGACAAAACTCGTGACTCTGAGCGTAGCCGGATTGTCACGCCTGCAACTCAACAAGCTGTAGAAACTAGACACGCAGAAATTCTCGAGGCCATTTTTGGCCAGGGCGACTTTTTTGATATCGAAGATGACCTTAAAGACATCGACGGCAGCCCGTTGGATGTAGAGATGCTGAAAAAGCAGCTCATGGAAGACTTCAAGCAGGACAAGATCAGAAAATCGATCGATCAGATCGAGCTGATGGCCGAAATTTACGGCACGGGCATCGGCGAAATCGTCGTGAAGACGGAAAAGATCTTTGAGCCAGCGACTCAACCGATTCCAGGGCAGCCCGGCCAAGCGGCCATCGGTGTGGTGGAGAAAAACCGCATCGCGGTCAAGATCATGCCCATCAACCCGAAGAATTTCTTGTTCGACCCCAACGGCACGAGCGTGGATGACTGCATGGGCGTGGCGATTGAGTCGTATGTGGGCATCCACAAGATCGTCGAGGGCATCGAAAAGGGTATCTACCGCAAGGTGAACATCCAGCCAGCCGCTGAAGACACCGATCTGGAGCCGACGCAAGAGCTGAGTCAGTACCGCGACGAAAAAGTGCTGCTGTTGAAGTACTACGGCCTGGTGCCACGCGAGTATCTGACAGAGAACGACGATGAGGTTGAGGAACTGTTCCCCGACGACTCGGCGGCTGAGGACTATTCGGACATGGTGGAGGCGATTGTCGTCATCGCCAACGGCGGTCTGCTGCTCAAAGCCGAAGAGAACCCGTACATGATGAAGGACCGCCCGGTCCTGAGCTACCAAGACGACACTGTGCCCAACCGCTTGCTCGGTCGCGGCACGGTGGAGAAGTCTTACAACATGCAAAAGGCAATCGACGCCCAAGTGCGCAGCCATCTGGACTCACTGGCGCTGACAACCAGCCCCATGATGGGCATGGACGCCACTCGTCTGCCGCGCGGCGCTCGGTTTGAGGTCAAGCCGGGCAAAGCGTTCATGGTCAACGGCAACCCGGCTGAGATTCTGTACCCATTCAAGTTCGGCGAGACGAGCCTGAACAACCTGAACACGGCCAAAGAGTTCGAGCGTATGCTGCTGCAAGCCACTGGCACGCTCGACAGCCAAGGCATGGTCAGCCAAGTCAGCCGAGACGGCGCTGGGATGAGCATGGCGGTCGCCACGATCATCAAGAAGTACAAGCGCACGCTGGTCAACTTCCAAGAGGACTTCCTGATCCCGTTCATCCAAAAGGCGGCGTTCAGGTACATGCAGTTCGACCCCGAGCGCTACCCGAGCGTGGACATGAAGTTCGTGCCAACGGCAACGCTGGGCATCATCGCCCGCGAGTACGAGCAGCAGCAATTCATTGGCCTGTTGCAGACATTGGGGCCAAACACTCCAGTGCTGCCGTTGATCTTGAAGGGCATCTTGGGCAACTCCAGCCTGAGCAACCGCTACGAGCTGATGGCAGCGCTCGATCAGATGAGCCAGCCAGACCCACAAGCCCAGCAGATGCAGGAAGTGCAGCAGCAGTTGGCGCTGCAAGCGGCTCAGGCTCAGATTGCGGTGCAAACCACACAGGCTGAACAGAACCGAGCAGAGGCTCAAAAGCTGCTGACCGAAGCGCAGCTCATGCCGCAAGAAGTGCAGGCCAAGGTGATCGCATCGACGACCAAGAACCTGCCAGCGGGCAACGAGTCGGCTGAGTTCGACAAACGGGTGAAGATCGCTGAGTTGATGCTCAAGGAAGAGGACATCAAGAACAAAGGCAAGATCGTCGAGATGCAGATGGCTGACAAGGCCAATCAGAGCAAAAAGGACGAGGACTTCCTTAAAAGCATCATAGGCGACTGATGGACGCCAAGAAAATCCTGCTGTCTGGCGCATCAACCGAAGCAAAACTGGCGGCTATCGCCATTTTGCTCGGTAAAGAGCTGCCCGAAATCCGCGCAAAAGTCGAAGAAGTCGAGAAGCTGCAAGGCCCACAGGGCGAGCGCGGTGCGGACGGCAAGGACGGTGAGGCTGGTGCTGACGGCAAGGATGGCCGCGACGGCAAAGACGGCGCTCAAGGGCCAAAAGGCGATGACGGCGATGATGGCGACAACGGCGTTTCTATCGTTGGCGCAAAGATCGACTTCGATGGGTCCTTGATCCTGACGTTTTCCGATGGTACAGTCACTAACGTCGGCGAGGTAGTCGGCGAGCGCGGTGCTCCCGGTTTAACCGGTATTCAAGGCGCGACTGGTCCAACTGGACCGCGAGGCAATACCGGCCTAACAGGCCCAACAGGCCCCACGGGCGCTCAAGGCGCAACGGGAGCAACAGGTGCTACGGGTAGCCAAGGGCCGCAAGGCGCTGTTGGCCCAACTGGGCCGCAAGGCATCCAGGGCATACAAGGTATACAGGGCGAACAAGGAATCCAAGGCCCGACGGGTCCTGTTGGAGCTACCGGCCCGACAGGGGCTACAGGCTTAACGGGGGCCACTGGCCCAACGGGTGCTACAGGTTTAGCGGGGGCCACAGGCCCAACAGGTCCGACCGGCGCTCAAGGCGCTACCGGCCCCACCGGGGCGACGGGTCTGACTGGAGCTACGGGGCCAACAGGTTCGACTGGCCCAACAGGCCCGACAGGCCCACAAGGGCAGGGCATCCAAATTAAAGGTGCAGTTGCTACTTTTGGTGATTTGCCATCGTCCGGCAATACACCTGGCGACGCCTATATTGTCGAGTCCAATGGCAATCTCTACGTTTGGGATGGTTCAGCTTGGACCGATGCTGGTCAGTTGGTAGGACCGACGGGGCCAACAGGGTCTACGGGTCTGACGGGGGCTACTGGCCCAACAGGCCCGACAGGAGCTACTGGCCTGACTGGCCCGACAGGCAATACCGGGCCTACTGGTCCTACAGGACTTACCGGCTCCACCGGCGCTACAGGCCCCACAGGTGCTACAGGCCCAACAGGTAATACTGGACCTACAGGCCCAACAGGTTTGACGGGTCCGACTGGGCCACAAGGTAATATTGGCCCAACGGGACCGCAAGGCGTTCAGGGTATTCAGGGCACCCAAGGTATCCAAGGCCCTACCGGACCGACAGGTTCACTCGGACCAACAGGTGTTCAAGGCCCGACTGGCCCAACTGGAGCTGCTGGCGCAGGACTGCTTAACCTTGATGGTGGTTTTCCGAACAGCGTGTACGGCGGCGTTAATCCAATAGATGCAGGTGGTGTGTAATGACAGTTCAGATTCAAATACGCAGAGGAACCGCCTCCACTTGGTCGTCGGTTAACCCGTTGCTGGCAGAGGGTGAGCTTGGTATCGAGCTGGACACCGACAAGTTCAAGATCGGCAACGGCACGGACAACTGGAATACGCTGCCCTACGCTACAGGGGTTCAAGGCCCAACAGGTCCCACTGGCCCCACTGGCCCCACTGGTGCTGCCTCTACAGTTGCAGGCCCAACCGGGCCTACTGGCTTAACAGGAGCTACAGGCCCGACAGGTCCAACAGGCGCAGATTCGACAGTCCCAGGGCCGACTGGTCCAACAGGGGCTGTTGGTCCGACCGGCCCGACCGGAGCGACGGGTCTTACAGGGGCCACTGGCCCCACAGGCGCTATCGGCCCTACCGGCCCTACTGGTGACACAGGCTTGACGGGAGCCACTGGACCAACCGGACCCACTGGCCCAACTGGTTCTACAGGAGCCACAGGCTTAACCGGGGCTACAGGCCCGACAGGACCAACCGGCGCTACAGGTCTTACAGGTGACACCGGCCCGACAGGCCCTACTGGAGCCACAGGCTTAACCGGACCCACAGGCCCGACAGGTTTGACCGGACCCACGGGGCCGACAGGGGACACAGGTTTGACAGGGCCAACCGGCCCGACCGGACCCACAGGCCCAAGCATTACAGTTCAGGATGAAGGCTCAACACTGACAACAGCGTTGACCAGCTTGAACTTTACAGGCGCTGGTGTTACAGCGACAAACACTGGCGGCGCTGTTACAGTGGCTGTTACTGGTGGTGGCGGTGGTTTGACGGGCTTTACTGCGGCAGAATCTACGGCTGCACCTAACGCAACTGTTTACGTTGATTCTTTGACCGCAGCGGCTGCTTCAACCAATGCTGACGTTGCGTTTGTCGCCAAGGGCACAGGGGCTACGCTTGCACAAGTGCCTGATTCCACAACTGCTGGTGGTAATAAGCGAGGAACACACGCAACCGATTGGCAGAAATCAAGAACTGCCTCTAATCAAGTAGCGTCTGGTAATTATTCAACTATTGCGGGTGGTCAAAACAATAGAGCAAGCGGAGAATATTCTAGTGTTGTTAATGGTGAAAGCAACATCGCAGGTGGTGTATATTCCAGTATTGTTGGGGGATATTCAAACACAGCAAACGGTGGAGCTGGCGTTGTTGTTGGTGGGAATAATAACTCAGCAAGTCAAAATAACACTGTTGTTGTTGGTGGTATTTCTAATACCGCTAGTAATCAGGCTGCTGTTGTTCTTGGCGGTCAAAATAATACAGCAAGTAATTCATATTCTGCTGTTGTTAGTGGTTTATCAAACACAGTAAGCTCAAGTTTTTCTGTTGTTTTGGGTGGGTCTAATAATACCGCAAATAATAGTAATTCAGCTATTATTGGAGGCGCTTATGGTAATGCAAGATCAATAAATGGCAACTTTGTTTACCCTGCAAGCGTCTCTCCTATTAGCACAACAACAGGGGTTCAACAACTTGCAACATTGTTACTTGCCTGTCAAACCACAGACGCTACCGCAACAGTATTAAGAAGCAACACTTCTGCCGCAGGGACAACCAACCAAGTCATTCTACCCAACAACAGCGCCTATACATTCCAAGGCACTTGCATTGCAGCAAGAACTGCTGCTGGCGACACTTCTTCATGGAAGTTTGAGGGTGCAATCAAGCGCGGTGCAAACGCTGCGTCCACTACGCTGGTGGCGGCTGTTACTCCAACTGTTATCGCACAGGACGCAGGCGCTTCTACATGGGTCTTAGCGATCACTGCTGACACTACAAACGGCGGCATCGCTGTGACTGTTACTGGCGCAGCAGCAACCACAATCCGATGGGTAGCAAAAATCGAAACAACTGAGGTGACCTTCTAATGGCTCTGAAAATCTCTATCCCCACAAGCAGCGTAGGCGTTCCATTCACAGACGCTTATGCCCGTATCACCAATATCTTTGGCAACAAGGATCAGGTGCAATACCAAGTGTCTGTGTCAGCCAATGCTGATGCAAGGCAAGCAAACGCACAGGAAGTTGCACAACACGCCTTTTACTGCGCTACCCCACAAGGCAACCTAATGGACGGGCTGTATGCCGATCTGAAGTTGCAAGTCGGGTTTGAGGACGCTGTAGACTGTTAAGCATGAAAATAGCTGTCTACGCCATCAGCAAAAATGAAGCGCATTTCGTCAAACGATTCTGTGCTTCAGCTAAAGATGCTGACCTGATTGTCATTGCTGACACAGGCTCAACTGATGACACGATTCAGTTGGCAATGAACGCTGGCGCTAGAGTCTTTGAAATATGCGTAAAGCCTTGGCGGTTTGACAAAGCTAGAGATGCTGCCCTTGCCTTGCTGCCACCTGACATCGACATCTGCATCTCACTAGACTTAGACGAAGTGCTGGAGCCGGGGTGGCGAAAAGAGATTGAACGTGTGTGGGCAACAGACACAACTCGTCTGCGCTACAAGTTTGATTGGAGCAATGGGGTCGTGTTTTACAGCGAGAAAATCCACCATCGCTACGGCTACCACTGGCATCATCCAATCCATGAGTACATTCGGGCTGATGGTCGAATCCCCGAGGTGTACGCACACACAGATATGCTTCTTGTTAGTCATCATCCTGACGAAACAAAGTCACGCAGTCAATACCTGCCCTTGCTGGAGTTGGCAGTCAAAGAAGACCCGTATTGCCACCGAAATGCTTTTTACTACGCCAGAGAATTGACGTTTTATTCTCAGTGGAAAGAAGCTATCCCTGCGCTTAAGAAATACCTGACAATGCCGCAAGCAAGCTGGAGCCATGAGCGATGCTATGCCATGAGGCTGTTGGGCAAGTCGCACGAAAGCCTAGGCGAGATCAAAGAGGCTGAGAAGTGGTATCAGGGGGCTTGCCTTGAAGAACCAAACACCCGTGAACCTTGGGTAGATTACGCCATGTTCTGCTACAACACCCATGATTGGGAAACTTGTTACTTTGCAGCAAACAGAGCGTTAAAAATCAAAGAAAAGCTGGAGGTCTACACAATGGACCCTGCTGCATGGTCTGACAAGCCACACGATTTGTGCAGCATTGCAGCGTGGCATCTTGGATATAAGGAA